CCAAAGGTGTAGCCCTCAACTAACCTTCCTGAACCTAAAGACATACGAGCAATCGTGCTAGTTTCTGGTCTAGTGCCACTAAAACCAGACTAAGTTTTACAAGGTGTTCGAGCTACTGTAAAATCCTTTCTTGAAAAGGTTGTAGATGAAATGGGATGAGAACTAAACCGATTACCTTCCCTTGTAAAAAGACAGTCGTTCGGTGTCTATAAAAGATAATGTTCGAGTGCTGGGTATCACTGTAAAGTACCCACTTTTAACACGAGGGTTATTATGAATTTATATTTTAAATCAACAACACTAGACAAGCAGATAGGTTGGACATGGAAAGACATGGACAAAGCTTACTGGGACACGTGGATTCCTAAGAAGTCTGATATCAAAATCATTACAAGACTTAACAAAGAGCAAAAGAAACAAGCACTTGATGAGTTATGGGAAGACTTGCAAAGTGCTATACAATTTACACGAGATAGAAACAATGCAAGAAGAAGACAGAAAAGACTTGCACAAAAAGAAAAAGTATGATAGACTCCAAACACTTAATACTAAAAACTAAACCTATAGGAGGTACAATATATGTATGAGTATGTAGAAGGAAAAGCTATGTGGGCTAATGTCAGCACACCAAACACTAAGTTTGAACCACATAAGTACGGAATAGTTGTGTTGACTGATGAAGATACTGCTACCAGATTAGAGGGTGCAGGGTTATCAAGAGTTAGAACCAGAGATGGTCAAGCTAAGTATGATGAACCTGCTTTCTCATTCAGTAGAAAGGTAGAACGACATGATGGGACAACCAATCCTGCACCTAAGTTAGTTGATGCCGATGGCAATGACTTAGATGTTAGTCTTGGTAATGGCTCAGAAGTTACTGTGAAGATTAAACCTTACACAGGAAAGTATGGTACGTTTGCAGAGTTAATAGCTGTGAAGGTAACTAATTTAATTGAATACACTGAACCAAGTTCAGACAACGAGGAATTTTAATATGATTATTACTATTAAAAATGATGATGGTGAATCAGTCTATGATGTTTCAAAGATTGAAGATGAGCAGAAGAGAGCAGGTGCTAACGTATCTATCAGTAAGATAGGTACTTTGAATGTGTTGGTTGAAGCTTTGAACTATGCTTCACAAGGACACCAGAATAATCTTGAAGCTGTGCTAAAGGAAAGTCCTGAAGCAGTAGTTGAACAAGAGGAAGAAGAAGAAGTAGTTGTAGAAGATTCAGAAGACGAATCATAATTCATAGTGAGGGCTAACATGGATAAAACTTGGGATAAGTTACATCAACCTTGTCCACTTTGCGGAAGCAGTGATGCTGTAGGAATCAACGAAGATGACTCAGCAAAATGCTTTAGCTGTGGAGAGTTTATGCCTAGCTATACTAAAGCATGTGGAGGAAAGGATATGCAAACAGAAACAACAACACCAATTAAACAACCAGATACAGTAGGAGAAGGAAAGTTTTCAGCCCTTACGGACAGGAAGATTTCCATGAACACTGCTCAGAAGTATGGGGTTAAATGTGTACATGACTTACAAGGTAATGTCGTTAAACATTTTTACCCTTACTATAATGGGCATGAGTTATCAGCTACTAAGATTCGTAACTGTAAGGACAAAGACTTCTTTGTATCTGGTAGTTATAATGATACAGGTTTGTTTGGTCAACAACTTTTCAAGAGTGGTAAGTACGTTACCATTACTGAAGGGGAGTGTGATGCTATGGCTACTTATGAACTGCTTGGTTCTAAGTGGGCTGTAGTATCTATTAAGCGTGGAGCAAATGGTGCAGTCAGAGATATCAAGGAAAGCTTAGAGTTCTTTGATGACTTTGAAAATGTTATCATTGCTTTTGATAAAGATAAGGCAGGACAAGAAGCTAGTATTAAAGTTGCTAGACTTTTCAAACCGGGAAAAGCTCGTATAGTTACGTTGCCTAACGGTTGGAAAGACCCTAACGATATGCTAAGAAACAACAAGCATAAAGAGTTTGTTGAAGCTTGGTGGGCTAGTAAAGTTTATACACCTTCTGGTGTTATAAATGTTTCTGAACAGCGTGAGAAGTTTCATAATCGTGAGAAGAAACAAAGCGTACCTTATCCTTATGAAGGATTGAACAAGAAACTCTATGGTCTTAGAGCAGGAGAACTGGTCACACTTACAGGTGGTACTGGTCTTGGTAAGTCAAGTGTTACAAGAGAACTTGAACATCATCTTATTAAGAACACTACAGATAACGTAGGTATCATAGCACTAGAAGAAGATTGGAGAAGAACCATTGATGGTATCTTATCTATTGAAGCTAACGCTAGGTTATACGTTGACCAAGAACGTGAGAAGTTTTCTAAAGAAGAATTAGATAAGATGTTTGATATACTTTATGATGGTCAGAACAAGAATAGAGTATGGGTTCATTCACACTTTGGTACGAATGACATTGATGATATCTTTACTAAGCTTCGCTTTATGATTATAGGATGTGACTGCAAGTGGGTGGTCGTTGACCATTTACATATGTTAGTCAGTGCTGTACATGAAGGAGATGAGAGACGTGCTATTGATACTATTATGACTAGACTAAGAAGTTTGGTAGAAGAGACAGGTGCAGGAATCATTTTGGTTTCACACTTACGTAGAGTTGATGGTAACAAAGGACATGAGAACGGTATTGAAGTATCTCTATCTCATCTAAGAGGTTCAAATAGTATTGGACAACTTAGTGATTGTGTGATAGCATTAGAACGTAATCAACAATCAGATGACCCTGAAGAAGCTAGGACTACAAGACTTCGTATACTTAAATCAAGGTATACTGGAGATGTAGGTATGGCTTGTAGAGTTATATACGATGGAGAAACTGGTAGACTATCTGAACTAACAGATGAGGATATAACCTTTGACAATAGTTTAGATGAGGCATTTTAATGGACTTAGTATTTGACATAGAAACAGATGACTTGAAAGCAACTCTGGTACATTGTATCGTTGCACAAGACATGGACACTGGAGAGATATATAAATATCCACCAAGTAAATTGTCTGAAGGTTATGAACTGTTAGCTAATGCAGATACTTTAATAGGACATAACATCATCGGATTTGATATACCAATGGTAGAGAAGTTCGGTGGTGTTGACTTGTCAAAGATACCAGTCATTGATACTCTTGTATTGTCTAGGTTATTTAATCCCAACAGAGAAGGTGGACATAGCCTTGAGAAGTGGGGATATAAATTAGGCTATCATAAGATAGAGTTCTCAGACTATCTTAATTATTCTAAAGAGATGATGGACTATTGTGTTAGAGATGTACAAGTCAATGCCTTGGTTCTTAAAAAACTTAGAGAGGAGAGTAAAGGATTCTCTAAACAATCTATAGCTTTAGAACAAGGCGTAGCTAGGATAATGAAACAGCAAGAGGTAAATGGTTTTAAGTTTGACTTGGAATCAGCTTTGTTATTACTTGCTGAACTTAGAGAAAAGAAACAATCCATTGAAGATGAAGTTCATAATACATTCAAACCTAAATGGGTAGATGATAAGTTAGTTAATCCTTATATTAAAAAAGATGGAGACTTATCAAAGCGTGGACTTACAGATGATGAGTATCAAAGATGTTTAGATACAAATAACTTTGAACCTTTTATGAGACAAACACTACAAGACTTTAATCTTGGTAGTCGTAAACAGATAGGAGAATATCTTATTGACTTTGGTTGGAAGCCTGAAAGGTTTACACCAACAGGTCAACCTATAGTAGATGAGAAAACTCTATCAGCAATCACACACATACACGAAGCTAAACTTATAGCAGACTTCTTACTACTTCAAAAGCGTATAGCTCAAGTTGACTCTTGGGTTGAAGGAGTACAAGATGATGGTAGAGTACATGGCTTTGTAATACCTAACGGTGCTATCACAGGAAGAATGACACACAGGAATCCTAACATGGCACAAGTACCGGCAGTTTATAGTCCTTATGGTAAAGAATGTAGAGCATGTTGGACTGTAGAAGAAGGTAATGTTTTAATCGGAGTTGATGCTTCTGGTCTTGAGATTAGAATGTTAGCTCATTACATGAATGACGAGGAGTATACAAATGAAATTCTCAATGGAGACATACACACCGCTAATCAACAACTTGCAAACCTTGAATCTAGAGATAAAGCAAAGACATTCATCTATGCACTTATGTACGGAGCAGGAGATGAAAAACTTGGTAGCGTGGTCGGAGGAAATACAGCAGATGGTAAGAGAGCTAGACAATATTTCTTTGATAATAAGCCTACATTTAAGTCTCTTAGAGACAGGGTACAAAGAGCATCAGCAAAAAATTACCTCAAAGGATTAGATGGTAGGAAGCTGTATGTTCGTAATCAACATTCAGCATTGAATACTTTACTACAAGGTGCAGGTGCTATCGTAATGAAACAAGCATTGGTTATGTTAGATGATGTGTTAAGATTAAATGCAATGGATTATAAATTCGTAGCTAACATACATGATGAGTGGCAGATAGAAGTACCAAAAGATAAAGCTGATTTTGTAGGGAACTTTGCAGTAGATAGTATAATAAAAGCAGGAACACATTTTAATCTTCGTTGTCCGTTGGATGGCGAATACAAGATAGGAGATAACTGGAGTGAAACCCACTAAAGAAGACAGAAAGAAATTTGATATTGACCTAGAGTATGGAGAGATAAGAGAAGATAAAATAAAAGATATGCTTACTGGTAAGAAGATAGAAGTTAAATCAGAGAAGGGTATGTGGATGAAGACAGGTAACATATGTATAGAGTATGAGTCTTGGAATAAACCATCAGGAATTAGAGCAACGGAATCAGACTATTGGTTTCATAATTTATGTGTAGGAGACAACGAGTTCTGTACTCTTGTATTTAAAACAGATGTACTTAGAACTATTGTTGATGACCTTGATAGTTTTAAAACTGTATGTGGTGGAGACCATAACGCTAGTAGAATGTTCTTAGTTAATCTTCAGAAATTATTCTCATCAGATGTAATCAAAGCATTTAAGGAGACTGAAGATGAAAAAAAATAAGAAAACACTTGACACATTAGTAGAAGATATATATAATGAATTGTCGGCATTAGGAAAAGGCGAACATCTTAACATAGATGAAGACACAATAGAGCAGTTTGGAGAGTCTATGAAACAGATTCTATACGACTGGTCTCATCCTAGTCCAAGAGGTAAACCTGCCTTACGTATGTCTAACATAGGCAAACAACCTAGACAGTTATGGTATGAGATGAACTCTGATTCTGATAATACAGAAGTCATATCTCCACCTACATTTATTAAGTTCTTATACGGACACTTGCTTGAAGAAATAGTTTTATTTCTTGTTAAGTTATCTGGGCATGAAGTTACTAGCGAACAAAAAGAAATAAAAGTTTCTGGAATCAAAGGACACATGGACTGTGTTATTGATGGAGAAGTTGTTGATGTAAAGACTGCTTCAAGCTATGCCTTTAAGAAATTTAAAGATGGTACTCTAGCAGAGGATGACCCATTCGGATACATGGCTCAACTTGCAGGATACGAATCAGCAGAAGGAACTACTCATGGCGGTTTTCTTGCTCTTAATAAAGAGTCAGGAGAGTTAGCTATGTTCAAGCCTGATAATTTTGATAAGCCTAATATCAAAAAGAAAATAACTGATATTAAAAAGGCTGTTAAGTTAGCAACACCTCCTGATAAATGTTATGATGATGAACCAGATGGAAAGTCTGGTAACATGAAACTTGCAAAAGGTTGTACTTGGTGTAGGTTTAAGTTTGATTGTCATAAAGATGCTAACGATGGACAAGGTTTAAGAGTGTTTAAATATTCAACAGGTTATAGATACCTAACTCAAGTACCTAAAGTTCCTAATGTTATAGAGGTAAAGAATATATGAGTGGTAAGAAATCAAAATTATTAAGACGTAAAGCTGAAGGATTACTTATTGATTGGATAAGGACTATGGTTCCTGAAGGAGAAGATACTAAAAAGATTAACAAGAAAAACTTACATGAGTTTCTACCAGAGCAAACACATATCTTTGCTAACAATAAATTTATGTTAAGTGCTTATAGTCTTAGATGGTTTTATAAGAAAGTAAAACAAAATCCTAACTTTCATTTAGAAGAGTTAGATGCCTAAAAGAGTACCAAGAAAACCAAGACCAAAGAAGGTTGGTGTACCTAAAGGGTATGACAGTTTATGGGAAGCAACGCTACATGAGACTGTGCTACAAGAATGGAAACATCATTGGGATAATATTAATTATGTTGTTAAGCATAAATACGAACCTGATTTTGTAAAGGTTATAGATGGTAAAACAATTTTACTAGAAGCTAAAGGTAGGTTCTGGGACTATGCAGAGTATAGTAAGTACATACATATACGAGAAGCTATACCTGATAACTATGAGTTAGTATTTTTATTTCAGAAACCTTTCTCTCCAATGCCGGGTGCAAAGGTAAGAAAAAATAAAACAAAAAGAACTCATGCTGAATGGGCAGAGACAAATAACTTTAGATGGTATAGTGAAGATACACTGCCGGATGATTGGAGAAATGATGAACTATAAGTTTAACGAAGATAAAATATTAAATGAAGTAAAAGCTTATGTAGGTAATACATACGACCAACACTATGCTAATGGTAAGTATCAAGCAACAGATATGATAATTGATTCTGGATATGGAGAAGGATTTTGTCTTGGAAACATTATGAAGTATGCTATGAGGTTTGGAAAAAAGAACGGTAAAAACAATTTAGACCTGTATAAAATAATACACTATGCTATAATAGCAATACACGTAAACAACAAGGAACAAGACAATGGTTGAAGATAAGATAGGAAAGAAACCCTACCTAGGTATAGAGATAGATTACGACAGAGAAAAAACATTTGATAAGTTTAGTTTAGATACACTCAGAGATAGATATCTTTGGGAAGGAGAAACACATGCCCAAGAAGCATTCGCAAGAGCCTCAGTCTTCGGAGCAACTTTTAAAGGCGAGACAGATTTTGAATTGGCTCAAAGACTTTATGAGTACAGTTCCCATAGGTGGTTCATGTTTAGCACTCCTATACTTAGTAACGGAGGAACAACTCGTGGGCTTCCTATCAGTTGTTTTCTTAATTATGTTCCTGACAGTAGGAATGGTTTATCAGCTCACTATGATGAGAATATATGGTTGGCGAGTTCGGGTGGCGGTATCGGTGGATATTGGGGAGACATTAGAAGTAACGGTATATCTACTACTCATGGCAGTCGTTCTACTGGTTCAATTCCTTTCATGCACGTAGTTGATTCTCAGATGTTAGCTTTCAATCAAGGCACTACAAGACGTGGTTCTTATGCAGCTTACATGGATATAAGTCATCCGGAGATTGAAGAGTTTATTAACATGAGAAAAGAATCAGGTGGAGATATAAACAGAAAGAATCTTAATCTTCACAATGGTGTCAACATTACTAATGCTTTCTTACAAGCTGTAGAAAAAGATGAAGACTGGAGATTGATTGACCCTAAGACTAACGAAGCTGTTAAGACTATCAACGCTAGAGATTTATGGTGGCAGATAATAAATGCCAGAGCAGAAACAGGTGAACCTTACATGGTTAATATTGATACATGTAATGAAGCTTTATCTAAATCACAAAAAGATTTAGGATTAAAGATAAGACAAAGTAATTTATGTTCTGAGATTACTTTACCAACGGATGAAGAGAGAACAGCAGTATGTTGTTTATCATCTGTAAACTTAGAATACTTTGATGAGTGGTCAAAGGACGATAACTTTATACAAGATTTAATAACCATGCTTGATAATATACTTCAACACTATATTGACAATGCAATAGACACAACACAGTTAGGAGAATACAGTGCGAATTTTAAACGCTTTCAAAAATATGTTAAGAAAGGTAAAGAAGGCTTTACCAAGAGTGCCTACTCAGCGTATAGAGAAAGGAGTCTCGGTCTTGGTGCTATGGGTTTCCATGCTTATCTTCAATCTAGGTCACTTCCTTTTGAAGGTATTTACGCAACTGGGTTTAACTATAAGGCATTCACTTATATTAAAGGAAAGGCGAAAGAAGCAACTAGAGAGTTGGCTATTGAAAGGGGTGAGGCTCCTGATATCCATGGCAGTGGTAAGCGGAATGCTAATCTCCTTGCTATTGCTCCTAATGCTAGTAGTGGTATCATTTGTAGTGGGACTTCTCCTAGCATTGAGCCTTACAGGGCTAACTGCTATACTCACAAGACTTTATCCGGCAGTTACCAAGTTAAAAATAAATACTTAGAAAAGATTTTAAAAACTAAAGGATTAAAAGCACAAGAGTTAGAAAACATTTGGAAAGATATATCTGGTAGT